ATTGGTCAAAAACTATAGATGCAAACGATAATGTATCATATGAGGGTTTTGCACTAGCTGCATAATCTGTCGGGGTTCGGGAGATACCTAGCAACAGAAATCTCCCACTTTAATATTAAATAGTACTTGCCAATTAGATATAGTTGTGTTATACTTAGTAATAATAAGAATTTAAGTGACGGCAACCTATTGCTATATCGACACTTAATGAGTTTGGTAGTTCTCTTTATAGGACTAAAAACTACCATTTTAAAGGTTGGAATACTTTCAGCCTATTTGTAATGTTAAGGAAAACATTTAAATGACTATGACTACTACTACCCAGACTGCTAAAGTCGAAGCCGCACTTGTAAATGGTGCAGAACTAACCGCTAAACAGATTACATCACGTTATGGTGTTAAAAATGTTCGTGCTGTTATTAGTAAACTACGTTCTGAAGGTCTTTCGATCTATTTGAACAAGCGTGTATCGTCTTTTGACGGTGAGACATATATGAAGTATATGCTTGGTACACCAACACGAGCAGTTGTTGCTGCTGGTTATGCAGCACTACGCACAGCGTAATGTTTAATGTGTGGTGACATAATACACCCGTGGGGGGTCATGGTTAACCCCCCAACTTTTTATTATTGAGAGAATATTATGCCGTTAAATACATCTAAAACATTTTCACTTAACATCGAACATATTGTTCTTGAGAAAAGAATATCTCATATGGATGCTGTATTGTGGTATTGTGAACAAGAAGGTCTTGAACCTGATTCATTAAGGCCATTAATTTCAAAATCACTAAAGGAGAAGATCGAAGCAAATGCTAGAGATTTAAACTATTTACCAAAATGTGCTCAATTACCGATTTAGGTAATTGACATATTCACCAGATTGTAGTATTATAATCTTAACATTAACCCCATGTAATGGAGACTTCAAATGGAAGTAACTGTACATTTGGATGGCGATCCTACCATCCGTGAAGAAGGTTTTTTTGCCTCTAAGGTAAAAGACTTAGAAGATCAAGTTAAAGCACTTGGTTTTGATAATGCTGAGTTGGTGAAAACCAATGTTGATCTGAGAGATCAAGTTACTAAGCTTGCCTCTCGCCAACCAACTTGGCCAAAGGGATATCGCCCAAACAACCGTCCACGGCGATAAACAAGTAGATGGAATAGCTGGTATAGTTAAACGGTATAACAGTTGATTTGTAATCATCAGTTTGAGGTTCGATTCCTTGTACCAGCACCATTTCTAAGGTATTATTAATGAAGTATAAAAAAGAACTGTCATTCTTAACAAAGATTGGATGTAAAGAACTTCCACATTCGGATAGAACTTTGTATGATCATTTATATGGAACTGCTGAAATTCTTATAGAAAACAATAGGCCAGATTATGAAGTTAAAGGTGGACTATTTCATTCAATATATGGAACAGAGCGGTATAAGAAATCGGAAAAATTGAATATTACTAGAGAAAATATTAAAGAGTTACTTGGTGATACTTCAGAACAGATTGTATATATTTTCTGTAATCTAGAAGAAAGATGTCGTAAAATAACTCAGGGTGAAGAGATTGAAGATCAATACATTGAGAGTTTACGTTGGATAGAATATGCAAATCTATTTGAACAAAATAAGTATAATCCTGTATTAATTCCTCTTAGGATTCGATTGGGTATATTTTAATGGTTGATCTTAATTTTAGAGAGTTATTTCCTAGTCCTTTTGCTTTTGCTAATTTTGGTGAATCTGCAAAAGGTCTTAATAAAAAGTTGGTTGATGATATTAACAATGAGATGGCCAATTATCAACCTCAAACACAAACAAGAACATTTGCAATAAATGAATGTGGTTGGCAATCTGGTCACTTAGAAACTAAATATGAAAGTTTTAAAGAGATAGGTGCTGCAATTCAACAATGTGTTCCCCCCATGCTAACTCATAGTGGTGCAGAAGAAGATTATGCTGCAAAATTAAAAGTTTCTGGTATTTGGGGTAATGTTATTTTTGCTGCTGGTGGATTTTCGCAACCTCATGTACACGGCGCTGGGGATAGTTTGTGGACAGGTGTTTACTATCCAGCTGGTCCAGAAACAGAAGATTTAGATGATTTTGATTCAAGTAAACATATAGTTGGAGAGACTACCAAAGGTAGCGGCAATCTAGTTTTAAAAGACCCATCATTTATACAAAAAAGATTAATTAGGTTTCCTTGGAGAACCAAAAAATATTATGGTGCTTCTGTTAGTGTAATTCCAAGGGAATCCTTACTTGTAATGTTCCCAGTTTGGATTGAACATTATGTACAACCAGTGACAGATAATACTAAGAGGTATAGTATCTCTTTTTCTATACTAAAACCATAAGTCAGGATTTATTAAAATAATGCAAGTAAAACTAATTTCACATTCTTTTCCATCAAGACAAGAATTCCAAGAACCAATAAGCTTAGAAGAATATCTAGGGCAGTTTCAAGATTTGATTGCATATTGTGCTCGTGTATCTAATCCTAATAATCAGAACAATAAGGATACCAACGATAAACTGATCAAGTATCTTATCAAAAACAAACACTGGTCGCCTCTAGAGATGGTCAGTGCATGTATAGAGATAGAGACAACGAGAGATATTGCAAGGCAGATACTACGTCATCGATCTTTCTCGTTTCAAGAGTTTAGCCAACGTTATGCTAATCCTAAAGATCAAGGTGATATGTTTGAGTATAGTGAAGCACGATTACAGGATACCAAAAACAGGCAGAATAGTGTTGAAGTTCAGAATGTTGAACTTCATCACCAATGGATTGATGCTCAAGAAGAAGTAGCTACACTTGCTAAACAGAAATACGATTGGGCTATTGAAAATGGCATTGCCAAAGAATTAGCTCGTAAAGTATTACCAGAAGGTAACACTGTATCTCGCATGTACATGAACGGAACTCTCCGTAGTTGGGTTCACTACATAGAATTGAGGTCAGCGAATGGTACTCAAAAAGAACATATGAATGTGGCGCAAGCTTGTGCAGTAGAAATTGCAAAGATTTTCCCACTTATTGGAGATATATTAAATGACTGAAATTCCTATTTTCCCAGCTGGTGTATTGAAGATATACCAAAACCCAAATCCACCAAAGATTCCTTCTATGGATGAATTTGAGTTTAACCAACAAGCAATTACAAATCCCGATACAACACAGTTCAAGGATACCCCTAACATCATTGATCATGAAGGCCTTGCTGATCTAAGGACATGGTTATATGAATGCACTAAAGATTACCTTGACAATGTGATGACTTTAGATCATCGTGATTTCTGGATTCATGAGAGTTGGTTGAACAGTGCAGACCCAGGCAGTCAACAGAGTATGCACAATCATGGCAATTCTCTTATCAGTGGTGTGTATTATGTCAAGTCTAGTCCAAAGCATCCACCTCTAGTGTTTGAGAAGATGCCGTCAAATAGTGATCCATTTTTCTCACTGAGAAAGCACTACAGTAAAGCAAATGTAAACTTTACTAACAAGATTGCTATGCCTTGTACAGAGGGTTCATTGATCATGTTCAACTCATATCTTTTTCATGGTTTCTCACAGAATGTCACAGATGAAGCAAGAATCAGTCTTGCGTTTAATGTGCTTGCAAATCTATCTGAACGTGACGCATATAAGCTTGACTTTGTGAAGAATGAACGGTGGTTAGATGATGCGCCTGTAAGTTACACAGTAAGCACTGATGGTGCGTCTGGTAAGATTGACAGAAGGATGAGTAAGTGAACTCTGTAATTATTGGTAATGGTGAATCTAGGTCATGGTTCAATCCAGAGATTAAAAGAGAAGAGTGGGTGGATATTGAAACATGGGGATGTAATGCGGTCTATCGTGAAGCATCTCCTGATCATATCGTTGCAATGGACTATGCAATGCAGCAAGAGATATATGATTCTGGGTATGCACTAAAAAATAATTGTTATTTTGCAAATTGGAATGTAGTTCCATCTGAAGTTGCAGAAATGACTTTAATGGGATATGATATTCCACAAGAATTTATTCATAGAAATAATAAACAGACAGAGCAGTGTGTTATACAAGGAAAAGACCCTAACACATTGAAAGAGAAAATTGAGATTACTATAAAGAAGTTTCCAAATTTAGATATAAAAGACTTGACGTTGAAAATGGAAAAAGACGTTGGAATCTGGATTACATATGTAGAGGAAACTGACCAAGTGACTCCTATTGTTGGCCTTAATGGATACTCTACAGGTAATGCTGCAATGTCTCTTGCGTGTGAGTCTGGTTCAAAGAAAGTATATATGTTAGGATTTGATTTAAGTGCATACAATGAAGATTTGAATAATATCTACAAGGGAACAGACAATTATTTTCCTAGTGGTACAAAGGGATTCAACCCTATAAATTGGATAGACCAAATGCAAGCTATTTTTACAAAATATGATGACGTTGATTTTTATTGGGTTGATGCTATCGATAGGTTTGGCCAGAAAGATTTTTTCTATACTGGAAAGGACGGCGCCAAGAATATGATAAACTACATAACGAAAGAAGAATTTTGCCAAGAACTAAATTTAAAATACATATAAATACGAAAGGGTATTGACTTTATACATACATTATGTTATATTTAAACATACTTAAACATACGCAAACATAAGGAGACATAAGAATGTCATTTGCTGCACTAAAAAAACAAAATAGTCTTGATTCACTATTGGGCGCTGCCCAAGCAGAATCAGCACCACAAGAGAAGAAGTCCTATGTGGATGAACGACTCTGGAAACCTACGATGGATAAATCTGGTAACGGATATGCCGTCATTCGTTTCCTTCCAGCGGTTGAAGGTGAAGACCTTCCTTGGGCAAAAGTCTGGAACCATGCATTTCAAGGCCCTACTGGTCAATGGTATATTGAGAATTCTCTTACTACCATTGGACAGAACGATCCTGTATCAGAAATGAACTCTGCATATTGGAACTCAGGTATTGAATCTGATAAGGAAATTGCTCGTAAGCAGAAGCGTAAGTTGCAATACTTTGCCAACATCTATGTGGTAAGTGATTCTGCTAATCCTCATAACGAGGGTAAAGTGATGCTCTATCGCTTTGGTAAGAAAATCTTTGATAAGGTTATGGAAGCAATGCAACCCGCCTTTGAAGACGAATCTCCTATCAACCCATTTGATTTCTGGGGTGGTGCTAACTTTAAGTTGAAGCTTCGTAAAGTAGATGGTTATTGGAACTATGATAAATCTGAGTTTGAGGGAGTTACACCACTCTCTGAAGATGATGATGTTCTAGAAGGCATCTATAAGAGTCAGTATCCTCTAGTTGAGTTTACTGCTACCTCCAACTTCAAGTCCTATGATGAGTTGAAGACTCGTCTGGACATGGTTCTTTCCGGCACAGTTGCTGCAAATACTACGGTGCAGACGCTGATGGAAGACGAACCAACTGCTACTCTTACGGTTGATACCAAAGAGTCTCCGGCCCCAAAAGTGGCCGTATCAGCAGATGATAATGATGAAGATGACGCAATGTCATATTTTGAGAAGTTGAGAGATGAAGGTTAAGGTAAATATACCACCTTAGTTCCAGACGCCCCCCACTGAGAAATCGGTGGGGGGTTTTCTTTTTCACTGGTACATGTTTAAACATTATTCTCCAAACTCATAATTATACATTTCAATATCTTTCTTATATTTTTCATAAACCATCATTATAGTTGTGTCATTATAATATTCTGTATAGAAATTGTGTTTTGATAAATTTATTTTAAATATTTTCGGTTCTTCGTTTATTCCAACTAATTTAAATATTTTATGAATTTCTTCTTCATAATTTTCAAATCGAGCAACGTAATCTAAGCCAGAATACCAAACAGATTGTTTTTTGCATAACAGACAATCATTTTCATTCATTACATGATTTTCTACAAAATCTTCAAATGTTGTTTTTGCGTAGTCAAATGTATTATGGATAAATTCTGATCCGTAACGATTGAAAAAATAATGTGATACAATTTTATCCCAAGGGTTTCTTACAAAACAAAATTTAAAGTAAGAGTCCCATATATCTACAAATTCTTTTTGTATCACAGAGTTTTCAACATGATGATAATATGGACTTTTGTTGTCATCTACGGCATCTACGCCCCAAATATCAACGTATTTTTTTAGTGTTCTTTTCGTCGAAATACTTGCAGTTTTTGGGCTGTCGAAGAAAATAAATTTATATGCATGGGATATCTGCATTATTATGCTAACGTTAGAAATTAATTGAATTTCTAAGAATCTGAGCAGCTGGAGATACAGGTAGATTGCTCATTGGAGTGGAATAAGATGATGAGTTGTTTGTTGGTGAACTAATATTTGTAGTAGAAGGTGCAACAATTGTCGGTGAACCACCAGATGATGTAGAACTTGCCCGTGTTGCCCCTTGTCCAATTGCAGCAGCTCTACCATTCTGCATATTTGCGCTAGCATCTACCATTGGGGGATTTGAAGAAACCATTTTGCCACCCACGAAGGTTTCATTCCTTCTACTTCCTATTTGACTTTTATTCTGAAGAAGATCAAGTTTTCTTCTTGCACTCGACTTCATTGAACTTTTTACAGGCTTGCCATTGGCATGGGTTGCATTATTAATTTCTTCCTTAGTGAAGTAAGTTTTACCAAATAACTTCACGCCTGGTCCTTTTTCCGATGCTTTTTTAATATCGTTAGCTGCAGCAGGCATTCCCCCCATTTTAGGGTTCGATTTACCAGATGCGCCACCATCGTTTTGTTTTGGTTCTTCTGGACTAAACATACCCTTAGCAGCTGCAAATATTGCATTTCCTGCATTTTCCAACAAACTAGGTTGAGTTTTCTTTAGTGCTGCAAATACTCTTTCATAAGATTCAGCACTTGACGGCATCATATCTGGTATTTTTGGTATTGTCATAGCAGAAATTGCCGATATCTTATCTGTATCAAGTTCATTTATTGCTTTAATAACTCTTTCAATTGATGTCAACCCAGCTTTATCACCACTACCCAAAGCATCGACAACCTTTTTAATATTTTCAGTTACAGAGTCATCCATCTTAAACCCTTCTTTAAAGAGCGCCGCATTTTTAACAAATGTGCTAATAGCTGTTGCTGCGGCTGTAATACCACCAGAGTTTTTGGCAAGTTCTAAAATCTCTGAAATTGGACCATCGCCGCCCATCATTTTACCTAACGAACCAAGGAGTGAAGGACTACCAAGATCAGAAAGTGATTCTTTAATCGCTTCGATACCTAACGCTGTTGCCGTCATGGTGCCAGGATCAATTGTAGAAAGTTTCTGAATTGATAGGGTTTGTGCTTCAAGTACAGCAATCTGCGCTTCTGCTTCTGCCTTGGCGTCACCTTTAACCGCATTTACTACTGTTGCAATACCTTCTGCAATCGAAGTTACCACCCCAGCAACAGCTCCGCCTACCGCTTCTATTATACCAATAATGACGCCACCAACTTTTTCAATGACACTACCTATTGATTCAAATATAGCTGGTATTTCTTTAATTGCAGTCATGAGGACGTTACCGATAACATCTGCAATTTTAATTAACACGGGAGCAAATGCTTCGATTGCTGGTGCTGCAAGTCTTAGTGCTGCACCCAAACCAATCATTCCAAGAGT